AAAATTGATATACCAGCACAGCCCAAAAAAGTAGTACAATTAAAAGATGAATATAAATTAAAGCCTATAGATAAAAAACCAAAGAAGAAAGAGAAAAAAATGGAAAAAGATCGGCTCGAAAAAGAACAAAATAGGTTAGAACGTATTAAATTGAATATCGAAGAAGATAACGCCGAAGAAGATAACGCCGAAGATACAAAAGAAGCCAAAGAAGATAATGCCGAAGATGTAAAACAAGACGAAGAAGATACAAAAGAAGCCAAAGAATATAACGCCGAAGATACAAAAGATGACATACAAGATATTAAAATTATAAAAATAAATAATGAAGCATCTGACGAAAAAGGAAAAGAATTAAATAAAATATATCTGGATGATAAGGGGCGGCAATATGTCTATAAAATGACAAAAGGAAAGCACCTAAAAGCAGACGGAACATATGAACCGTATATGTATAAGAGGAAATATTATCCGAAATTTAAACGTCCAGGTCCTGAATTAGCCATCGAACGGAGAAAATTAAGAGCTATTATTAAAAAATTAACAAATCTAGAATGTACCACCATAATAAAATTTATTAATGACAATATAATTAAAAATGATAAACAAGCAGACGGCGGCGATAATAAAACAAAATCAATTAATGTATAGACCTTTTTACAGTGAAAATGTAACGCCATGGCCAAAAAAATACAGCGTTTATGTTATGAATGACCAAACAAATAATAAAAAACTTATACATTTCGGGGATGCTCGATATGAACAATTTCATGATAAATTAGGAAAATATAGCCATTTAGACCATGAAGATCCGCGGAGACGTGCTTTATATAGAAAAAGACACAGAAGAGACAATATAAATAATATGGATTCACCTGCATATTGGTCATGGCATTTTTTATGGTGATAAATATACAATGGATTTAGAAACAATACAAGAAGAATATAACAACGGAATAAATCACATTATTACAACTATAAAATTAAAATCTATACCTCCGGAAAATAATAAATGGTTTATAGATATAAAATATATATTGGAAGATGATATTATAAGCTCTAATAATGAACAAGCTATATTATTATATGAAGTATTAGCATTAAAATTGAAGTTTCAGCCATATGACAAACAAACGATAAGAGAGTCAATTTATAAATTAGAAAACGACAATTATAGAAATAACATTATATGTGAGACCTTATCACCTGATATAATAAAAAAAGAAATTGCGGAAGCTATAAAAAAAGATATTGAAGAGCGTATCGCAATTATAGCAGAATTAAAAAAATATATATAAAATAGATGTTAAACATCATTTATTTTTTGTTCGGTGATAGTATTATCATTATTTTTTACATCTGCAAATGAACTATTACACGTTTTATTATGTTCTAGAAAGATTTTTAAGGTTTCGCGTATCATTTTTTTTTCTTTTCTATTATATTTTTCATAGTTTCGCATTATGGCTATTAAATCGTCATAACAATCTTGGTTATTTTTAATTTTTGCTCGTATATCTATTAACTCGCCAATCATTTCAAAACTAACCGATAAGCATGTAAGAAACTCCATTATATTAAATTAATATATATTATTGTTGAAAATTAATATTTAATGTAGGGATGCCGGCCGTTGCTGTGTTATTAAAAGCTAATTTATTGGCTGTTCTCGTTATAGTTATATTGCCGGTTAATGCTGTTATTTCTAAAATGCCAACAATAAAATTGCTGCCGGCTGCTTCTTGTATGCTATCCCTGGCAGATATTAAAAATTGCAAATTAATAACTGGTCTAAATCGTTCAGGTAATGCGCCGGCTATTACTATATTATTGCCATTTGATATGGCAGCAAACTGAAGAATATTTAATGATATAATATTCCCTATCCTAGTGGCTAAAATTCCCGTGTTTACTGCCGTTGTAAATCCAGAAACTGCCAAATTAATCAATTGAGCTGTTTCGTAAACGTCTAAATTAGAAGGGTTATAACCCGGTAAGCTAGAGCTATTTAATTTAACACTTTTAAATTGTGCATTTATTGCATTTTGATTGCTGACACTTGACCCATTTATATATTCCATGATTGTATATTATAGCAATAAAAAAAATAAGTTTTAATATTTTTATCGAATAAAATAGATTGAACATAGGACATTATATTATACTAATTAAATTAAAATGTTGTGTATGAAATGCCACATCCATATATTTGAGCAGCTGCCGCATTTGTGAACGCGACGGCGACACCTGAACCAGAAGAAAACGACAACACGCCATTAGTGTTTACATTTAAAACACCTATAGCAGCGGCAGCGTTATTTATAACAGGAACGGCAATTGAAGCAGTATTACCAGGTCTAAAACGTACGGGAATAGCTGAAGTCGTTATCGTAAAGCCCGTACCAGTACCGGCCGCAGGTGGATCCCATGATAATGTTACGATTTTACCGATTCTAGCAATTTTAATCGGCAAAGAAGTTGAACCGGTCAACCCACTTAAAACAAGTGTTTCGGTATATTCTTCATAATAATTTAATGTACTAGCTACATAATTGGCTGTCGTATTTGGTAACGCTATACCACTGCCCCCAACTTGTGCAGAATCTCTGATCAATAATTCTTGACCTGCGAGCGTGCCGGTACTATCCTGAAATAACAATAATCCTTTATTTTGCACAAAATTACCGCTTGGGTTACCTATAGCGAATCTCATATCATATGGTGATTCTGTAGATGGGACCTTCAAATCGAGAAGTAAACCACCAGTATCATCCCCCGTGAATTCGAAATGACTAAAAACACCGTCGGCGTATGCTCTAAAATGGTCTTTTGCATCCTTAGATGACCATTTCAATTCGTTTGCTGATATGCTAACATTCGGGTTTCCATTGATAACACCACTAGCAGAATTTAAATTAATGCTTTTAAATTGTGCATCGATAGAATTTTCATCGCTTATAACTGACCCGTTTATATACTCCATCTTTATATATATATTAATAAATATTAAATAAATAATAATTATTTTTTTTTTATTAATATAATATATATAAAATGCAAGCTGTCCAAGGTCTAAATTTTTCTAAGGCATACGATCAACGTGTATATGTTAATAAGCCTCGTAGTTATGCGATTTTACAATCTGCCGCCCAGGTACTGCCGCAAGTTCAATCGGCTTTATCTAGCTTATCAACCCAAACAATTACATTTAATGTTAACCCCTCCGAAAATTCTGTTATTGATAGAAATATGTCAGTACGTTATTATTTAGAATATACAATAAATGGTACGACATCAGGCGCCGGAGTTAATATTTATAGCTCGGCTAGTGACTGTTTAAAACCACTACCCGTATCGTCTTCTTGTGCTAATTGTACGGTTCAATTAAATGGTCAGTCATTTACCAATACCCCTAAAGATTATGTACAAGCTCTTTTAAGATTTTGCGATCCTCATTTAAGAAGTTATAATTTTAGTATGACAGCAGCACAACCCGATTTTGCTCAAGAATATAGTGTCTGGGATCCAGCTACAAATGTTGTTGGCCTTAATCGTTCGCCTTTTAATAGACAAGGTGGCAATGTTTTGGAAGATGCAAGAGGTTCATACCCCGTTCAAATAGTTTCAAATACTACAACACAAGCCGTTTTACGTGTTATAGTAACAGAACCACTTTTTATTAGTCCTCTTTTATGGCAAAACCAGCAGGCTCCCGGCCTTGTTTTACTTAATCAAATGTCTGTTCAATTACAATTGTCTAATTTGGCAGCATCATGGTCACATATGACAAACACAAGTGGTAATACCAGAACAGTAACAAGCATTAATGTAGCATTTTTTAAAACTCCAGAATTATTATATAGTGAATTAAATCCAAAAGGTGGCATTAAAATAGAAAAAACGGCCGCATATAGCTACCCATATAATCATTTATATGTTCAGGAAAACACAAATGTAACATTAGCAGCCGGCGCATCTACTTTAGTTAATACGAATACAATATCACTGCCTGTTATTCCTGAAAAGGTTTATATTTTTGCTAAAAGAACAGATAATACCCGTGATTATACAACTACAGAAACATTCGCAGGAATTGAGAATATTGCTATTAAATGGGGTACTCAAGCCGGTATTTTATCACAATGTTCACAACAAGATTTATGGAAAATTTCAGTTAAAAATGGTCTTCGTATGTCTTGGAATGAGTTTTCGCAATATTCTGGCTCAGTTTTATCATTGGCTTTTGGTGATGATATTGATCTCGGTGATGAATTTTCTGCGCCTGGTTTGCTCACTAAATTACCTCTACAATTACAAATACAATTTAGAAATTTGGGCGCTGCATCCGTTGATTTTACTCCCTATGTTGTTGTTCAATATCCTGGTGTGGTTCAATGTGTTAATGGTCTTTATAGTCAATCTGATGGTATATTTACTGAAGAAGCTCTGAGAGTTTTGCAATCTCAAAATTTGCCCGTAGTTCCCTACACTGCTCAAACTGATCTTGTTTTCGGTGGTTTTTCATTTGGCGATTTGTTTTCAGGCATTAAAAAAGGCATTCAAACTGCTATGGACGTAGCTCAACAGGCTAAACCATTTGTAGATTTTGCAAGAAAAAATATTCCTGGTGTCGAGGCAGTAACAGCGCCATTGTCTATGCTTGGTATTGGTAGACAACAAATGAGAAAAAGCAGAGCTCGCCGCGGTGGTATGTTGACAGGTGGCATGTTGACAGGTGGCATGTTAACTGGTGGATGTGGTGACTGTGGTAATAATAATGTAATTTCACGCTCCGAAATGCTCGAACGTCTCGAAGAATCAGAAGATTCAGATGATTAAATAACAATGATAAAAAATATTTAAATTTATATGATTATTTTTTTTTTATAACATATAATATAACTATGTCAAAATATAGAGTATTGGGAGGCATGCCAATTGGTGGAATTTTAACACATGAAATGATGACAGGAGGCGCGCGAGGTGATAATTTAGCGTCACTACATAAGAAAGCCAAAGAATTAATGGCCAAAGATAAAAGAAAAGTAAAAAAGCCATATAAATTTTATTTTAATTTGGCTAGTTTAGAATTATCACAAGCCGGAAAAGCTAGACGGGCCCGAGGTCAAAAGTCTGCAAAAACTAGAAAAGAAAATTTAAAAAAGGCACAAGAATCCGCATTAAAACAAGAAGCCAAGATCGAACAAAAAATAGAAGCTATGCCAGAACAACAAAAACAATTAATTAGGGATGTTGTCCAAGAAGTTTTAAAATCTGAGCCGTCTAATATGGTAGCTGATAAAGTTGAAGAGGTTCTATCAAAAGTAGCCCCAGAAATATCAGCCGCTAAAGTTGAACAAATAGCCGTTGAAACTGAAAAATTAGCCGATAAAGTTGAAAAAATACAAGAAGCAGCCGCAGAAGTACAACCAGAAATGATGCAACCGGGTCCAGTTATTGAAGAAATCGACCCATGTGCAGAACAAAGACAAGTTATTATGTTGTTAGAAGAAGAAATAAGAAAATTAAAAGAAGATATGAAACAGACTATGAAAGAACAAAAACAAGAACAGAAACAAGAAGAATTGAGCATGTTGGCACCACCTGAAATGATGCAAGAATTACAGCAGGAACAAGAACAACAAGAACAACAACAAGAACAAGAAGCAATGGGCCAAGGTATGAGAATGCGAGGCGGTAGATCTAAAAAAAACAGAAAACCAACAAGCGAAAGACATAAAACATGGTCCGCTTTAGTTAATAGATATAATGAAGGCAATATAAAACCCGATTTATACTGTGTACCTAAAAAAGGCACATCCATACATAAACAATTAATGGAAAAATATAAAGAAATATTAGTAAAAAAAGGATTAGCTAAACCTATAGAAGTATTAAAACGCAAACCAACAGCCAAAAAAGCAGCTCAGCCACAAGGAAAGACCATTTTAAGAAAGCTAAAATCAGCCGGCAACGGTCGATTTACCCATTTCTCTAAGTATAATTAATTTTATTAAAAATTATTTATATTCATATAAATGGATCAACCTAAAAAAAAAAGAAAACCAACAAGCGAGAGACATAAAATATGGTCTAATGTAATTAATAATTATAATGAAGAGGTTTATAAAGATGCTGGCTTATTTTGTATACCTAAAAAAGGAACAGAAACACATAAAAAAATAATGGAAAAATATAAAGAAATATTAATAAAATTAGGATTAGCCAGACCCATAGAAGTATTAAAACGTAAACAAACAGCCAAAAAAGCAGCTCAGCAACAAGGAAAGACCATTTTAAGAAAGTTAAAATCAGAAGCACCTAAAGTTATCGATAGTGATATTTTAAAAGCTAAGCCTATAGAAAAAGCTAAGCCTATAGAAAAAGCTAAGATTATGCAAAATTATCAAATGCCGCTTTTTACTAAAACATTTTATGAAGAGATATTTCCCATGTTGGATAAAAGTACAAGTAGGAGAGTTAAATCACAGATAATTAAACGTTTTCCAGAAATACCAGAAAGATTTATGTCTGATATATTAGAATTTAAAGCACTTGATTTTTTTCCAACTGGCATACCTTGTATAAATAAAATAATAGATGATGTGAAGACGTATATCCGTATAGATGCAGATTTTAAATTATTAGAAGGTACTTCGGGCATAGGTCAGGTAGGTTATTATTTTAAAAAAGAATTTCCAAATGTAGAAATTACATTAAATGAATTATCAGATAGATTATTAAATTATTCTAAACAATTATTAAAAGGTGTACCAGATATAGAATTTTCTAATAAGGACTTCTTTGAATTTACAAATAGTAATTTCAATATTATATTTTTAAACCCACCTTTTGAAAAAGAATTGCATATAAAATTTTTATTACAAGCTTTAAAATTAGCTAGTGAATCTAAAAATCAATTTGTAACAATTTATTATATTCGCCCAACTGTTAATATAGATAGAAATATCGAATCGATCACTGATTTTTTAACTTTAGATAATGGCAAAAATTCAACTTTAAAGGTAGGCACCCTTTTAAATTATATAAATGAAGTTTATGATACAAATTATACTAAAAATGATTTAGAAAATGTTATGGAAGGCAATTTAGAAAGCGAAAAATCAGAAGAATTAGATGGAATACTTTCTGGTTTTATTGGTTTTAAATTATTCGAATGTGAAAGCTTCATTGGTACAAAAATGAAAGCATCGGTATTTAGAATAGATATAAATAATGGACCAATGTAAATTAATTATTCAATAAAATATTTTTTTTATATGGACTTATCGAATAATTAATATAATGTTATCCTTAATTGAGGGTCGACCCATAGCAATAGTCAAAAAAGAAAATAACAAAAACACTAAAGAAATATTATATGTAACCGAAAATAGAGAAAATAGCATAAATACAGAAGATATGATCGATTTATTAGGTGAAGAATTCATTATAAAATATAAAATAACCTTAAGAGACTTATATAAAATAGTTGATCATATAAAGAATCCAAAGATTCAATTAGTTGGTGAAAAACAAAAATTAGCAGCAAAGAGAGCCCTAGAAATAATAGAAAATACTCGAGGTAAGGAATTTAAAATCGATGCTGGTAAAATGCAGCTATTGCCAAACATAGAGAAAAGAGACGCGATAACATTGGCTGGTATGTCTGGCAGTGGTAAAAGTTATTGGGCGGCTGAATACACAAAACAATATATTAAAATGTTCCCTGGTAATTCTGTATTATTAATAAGCAGAAAAAAAGACGATCCTGCCTTCGATGTTATACCAGAGTTAAAACGAATATTAATTAATGAAGATTTAATCTCTCAACCTATACAAATGGAAGAATTAGCCAATTCATTGGTGATATTTGATGATTGCGATATATTAGAAAAGCCATATTTTCAAATGATGAATGATCTACGTGATCAAGTTCTCGAAGGCGGCCGACAACAAAAAACATATATAATAACGATTATACATCAAATTATGAACTATAAAGCAACGCGCAGAGTATTAAACGAGTCCGATTATACTGTGATTTTTCCAGCTAGTGGCAGCCGTTATTATATTGAACAATATTTAAGCAAATACGCAGGTCTTACAAAACCAGAACAAAACAAAGTTTTTAATTTGCCAAGTAGATGGGTCTGCATTCATAACGTATTTCCTCGATTTGTTTTATATGAAAAGGGCGCGTATATAGTATAAAATTTATGAGACGCCTTTATTAATATAAAAAAATCATTTCTTTTTTTGTATATAATAATGGAATATATAAATGGCTCATCTATTTCTCAACAAAATCCAATAAATGGCAGCTTTAAAAATTTATCACTAAGCCAAAATTTAAACTGGTCGAACGATGATTATATAAACTTTGATAATAACTCGAATCAATTTAAAGCGTATATTAACAATGTGCCTTATACAATAGCGCCAAGCGGTGGCAGTGGTACAGTAACGAGCATAACAGCCGGCACAGGGCTAACAGGCGGCAATATAACAACATCGGGTACCATAAATTTAGCAAATACAGCAGTAACCGCGGGCACTTATACAAATACAAATATCACAGTAGACGCACAAGGCAGAATAACAAGCGCCGCAAATGGTTCGGGAGGAAATAATTATTATGATGCGTTTATACCTGGCGATTTCTCTGATTTACATCTCGCGTTGGCAGCTAATAAAAAAAGAATTGCTATTATTGGAAATTGTGATATGGGAGGTCAATGCACTATAACAAGTAACACATATATAAATATTGCTTCAAATGCTATTTTATCAGTGGTCAACACATCTGATTTTTTCTATATAGCAAATAATAACGATTTTAGTGTTCAAATTGAAGGCGGTGGCACTATAAATTATTTATCAAACAACGTTAATTTAATCCAATGCTTAAGCACAAATAACAATTGTAGATTTATATTTAATAATATCAATTTTGATTTTTCGGGCTTACCTTCTACAAATGACGTGTTTACATATTTCACAGATGTTGAATTTTTAGAATTAAACGCCTGTAGATTTGTTAACACTGTAAATGGAGTAAGTAATTTATATTTAAGGCCCGTTAATCAACTGTTATTAAACGATTGTTTAACACAAAATTCATTTTTCTTAACTTTTTATATAAGAGGTTTCAGAAATATTGATATTAATAATTTTAGGCAAGAGGCGATATCGTCACGTATAGGCATAAATCATGATGGTGTTAATCTGGGGACTGTAAATATAAGAGATTCGGAATTAGATAATATATCGCTCACAGATGGTGGCGTCACTGTGTTAAGAGCTTATATTTATAATAATTTTATAAGAGAAACATCAGGCGAAATATTTATAAAATGTGATGGTGTCATAACGCTTACAGAAAACGCGACACGTAATATTGTAATACAAAGCTGCACACCTATTTTAAATATATCAAATAATTATATAACTGGAAATATTGACACATATAATTCAACAATAAATAACGCCATAATTACAAATAATATTATAACAGGTGATATGAATTTTAGAACATCGAGCACATCTAAATGTATATTTTCATGTAATAGATTAAATGATGTTCTTAACGGCTCAAATAATTCCATTTTGGCCGTTTCAAACTGGTCAACCATAGCATTAACAGGTGGCAGCCATCCTATGTTAATAGGTCAATCGGGGAATAACGCACATCCTTAATATTAAGTAAAAAAATATTTGTTTCTATTGTTATATAATGGATACATTAATTAGAGAACATCAAAAAACAGCCTTCTCAAATGAAGATATGACAAAATTCTCAAATTGTCAACTATTGTTATATGAAGATTTGGCAAAATATGGATCTATTGATGATGTTTTAAACCCTGCTAGTTGTGCTATAATATTATATCAGATTAATAAAAATTTTGGTCATTGGGTAGTTATTAATAAAAATGATGATAATCAAATAGAATTTTTTGATTCATATGGAGGAAAGCCAGACAGTCAATTAAAATATGCCAAATATAACAAAAAATATAATGATCCTTATCTTACTATGTTATTATTAAATAGCCCGTACGAGGTTATATATAATCCCTAAAAATTACAAAGTAAAGGTTTTAATATGAATACATGCGGTCGATGGTGTACGTTACGCCTACATATGAGACATATACCCGTGTGTAAATTCGCACAAATGTTTTTAAATCAATCATTTAAACCAGATTGGTACGCGACAGCATTAACGATGTTTATATCTTAAATATCAAATTTATTTACTCGGCCGCGTATAGCTTTCTTTTTTCGTGCTGCTTTTATTTGTTTATCTGTTAGCTCATCATATGTTATTGGTGTGTCTTCGCTTATTATTTTTCGCGGTCTATATATATCAGATTTGTATTTATATCCTCGCTCTCCGCGTTGATTTTGCCAATCTTCGGCAAACCACCTGGCTAATCCTTGTTTTTTCTGTTTTTTTCCTTTGAATCGGCCGCCTAATTCTTTATATAATCTAACAATATAACCCGATTTGTATGCAGAAGGTTTTTTATATACTTTGTCAGCTTCTTTTTTAACGAAATTATATATATCCTTATCAATAAACTTACTAGATGAGTCCTTTTTATTACTATCCAATATATATTTTTTATTAATATTTGTTTTATTCATTTTATATATTATAAAAATGTTAAATTATAAGACTAGTATTAATAACGATGGGGCCCATGTATATCATAATATCTCAATAGCTAATAACACCAATAAATATCAGATCGCGACATTTAAAGAAACTCGTAACGTGCCAATATTGGACAAAGCGAGTAATTATGAGATGAGTGTCGTTCGTTTTACAGTACCAGGCAGCGATATACCTATTTTCGTATTTCAGTATGATAATCAATCACCACCGCAGCCGGTTTATAAAGTAAATTTCAGATATGAATTCGCACCCGGGCAATTTAAAAACTTCGCTGAATATGTTCCGATAATAAATCGTAATATTCCTAACGTACTAAATCAACAAGCTATAGCGAATTATATTTATTCTTATCAATTCTTTTTAGATATGATTAACGCAGCCATAAACACGGCTTTTGTAGCAATGAAAGCAGCATACCCAGCAATAACACAGACAAAAACGCCGTTTTTAGCTTTTACAAGTGAAAATATTATAGCTCTACATTATCAACAATCGTTTAGTACTACACCAGCAATAAAATTTTATTTATCTCAAAGCTTAGTTAACTTTATGCCTAGTTTTAATTATACAGGATATATTATATTAGACAATCCAAATGGTAACCCCTTAGGTCAAAACGATCCACCTGCAGCAGTCCAACCGAATAATAATCAATTTTTAGCATTTTGGTTGCCGTTTGTTGATTTAGGGAATAATTTTATATCACAAATATACCCACCTAATTCAAACCATTTGAATGATTATCCCGGTTTTATTAATCGCCAAGAATTCCCAACATTATACGCATGGAATGACGTACGCGGCTTGACTTTTATCACTTATAATATTCCTGTTTTAAGCGATGCTATATCAAACACAGACAGCAGAAACAAGGATTTAACATTTAAAGTTTTAACAGATTTTGAATTGAATACCCAAAACGGTCCCGAAGCACGCTCAAATATATCATATAATCCAACTGCTGAATATAGAATCAAAGATTTAATAAGCGACGCAGCCTTAAGAACGACAGATATATCGATATTCTGGAATGATAAACAAGGAAATTTATATCCTTTATATATCGCGCCCAATGATGCTATTACCATTAAAATAATGTATCGAATTAAAGGATGGAAAAACGGCAAATATTAAAATATATTATATAATATAATGCAAGAATCTGAAATAAACAGAGAAGAATTATTAAATAGACTAGCAAAAAAAAATGTATGTATAAGATTACGTATATATTGGATGAGATTTAAAAACTGGCTGCATTCTGACGCCGATTTATGTTCTTGGTCATAATTTAAAAATTGTGTTTCCTTGTTTATTTGAATATTTTTTCGTATTTTCTAGATAATCGGGCATAAATACCATGTTTATAATGCCTTTTTTCCCGCCGGCTGCTTTAACGAATGAATGCCATAGATCATTTAACTTTTTAAAATCAAATAAACAATACTTATTAAAATATATATAGCCGTCTAAATGCAAGGCGCCAGGGCTATTTTTTGATGGTTGTATTTCGAGATTAATGCTAAACTCTTTTATTTTTATTGTGTTGCGTTCTTTAGTCATTGGAGCTTTTAGAAAACCTTTAAAATTTTCAGCTAGATATTTACCAAAATTTTGCATAGTAAACATGAAATTTTTTTTTTGTTCTTCTGTAAAATTATTAAATTGTTTCGCTGATATATTTGAGTTTGCTACAATATGGAATTGACTAGGTGGCTTATTACCTGCACCAATAGAAAACATTATATTATTATAAATATAATTTATATATATATTCAGAATTATAAATTTTTATTTTTATAGTTTCAGGCGGTTGAATTAAATTATCATCTATACTTTGTATATCAGGGCTCATGCATTCTGTTCCAGCGCCATCCATATCATCTTTTTCTTGTATATTGTCAAGTCTTTCTGATTTTGGTTCTGATTTTTCATCTTGTTTTTCATCGACATATATTTTTAAATCTTCTTTA